TTAATTTTTCTATTGTTTTTTTATCTAACAACTCAATATTAGAGTTAATTTTATAAAGTTTATCTAAAGTAAATTCTTTAATTACCTTAAACATTTTTGTTTTTTCTTTTTCAGCCATTTTTATTAATTTTTATCGTTTTCTGAATCAACAAAATCAGCTAATAAACCTTTAGCTTTTCCAAGCAAAATTACAATTTCTGTTAATCTAACATCAGCGCCTACTTTTTCAACTTCTTGAATAGCTTCGTATATTGCTAATTCTGCTTTAGTGTTTAAATCTAGTCTGTTTCTTCTTGGGAAATCTAATATTTTGTTCATATATTAAAATTTAATATTTTGTTTTATGCATCCATTTGTTAATTCAATTTCAACATCTAATACAATAGCATTCCAAATAGTTACTAATCCTTTACCGTTATCGTTTACGCTATAATTTGGCTTTAATTCCTTTTCTATTTTACTATCGATAATTTTGGATATTCCAGAACTATTAAGCAAGGTTATAAAGTTATTGTAAACGGGTATTAGGATGTTAATATAATCTGTTTGGTATTGTGTTGCATTAAAAGCATCGACATCGTTTGAACGTGTTGCAATTACAAATCGTGCATTTCTTGTTACTCTATTTCTAAGTAAATCATCCGTATCTTTTGAAGTAACTAACCAAATAAGCGGGTATTTTGAAGTGCTTTCTTTAAGAACTAAGAATTTATTTAATACATCAATTGTACCCCAATCATAACGGACTTTGTGTGTTCCGTTCCATTGTGGCATCAATGCAATTAATTCTCTTACTTTCTCTTCAAAAACTATCATATACCAAAGCTATTTTTAGTTTCATAAACTTTAAAATACTCAGGTTTCCAATTTGCAAACTCTGACTGTTTATCCATTAAGTAACCGTAAAGGCTTTTTCCTGCATTATTGCAACCATACCAATCAATAAAATTATCAGAAATATAAGGCTCAATTAAATACTCGCCTTGATATTGTTTAATAAAGTTTTGATTTGCTCCAGAAATTAAATACTTTGGAGTTTGGTTTATTGCATTTTCAGGATTTACTTTTTTTGCTCCAGTTGATGAAAGTCTTATATCTGTTTGAGTAACGAACTCTTGATAAATATAGTTAGCTATTAATGAATCGTCATTGTCTAAACCCAACCATATTTTACCATCGTATTCGTCTCCTTGAATCAGTTTCTTAAACTTTTCATTCGCTGTATTAATATCAGCAATCGCTTTAATTTCATTGTAAAGACTTAAACCTAATGCGTTAAGTAAAATTTCACGTTCCAACTTTACACAAAGATAATCCAATTCAGTAGCGTTATTTGGCGTGCTTGACGGGTCTATATTAGCTAAAGGAATGTGAATATAATTCTGATTATTGAAAAATGTACTATTTACTATTTGCATTTTTTATTTTTTAATTGGTTTAATCTCTTTCACTTCTTCAAAAAGTTTTATCTTAAATCCTTTATCTAAAGCGTCCTTATCGTTTATTTCAATTAAGGCGGATTTTTTATAACCCGCCCAATCTTTTAACAATTTTACTTGCATTTATTATGCTTTTGTCAATGCAGTAATTGCAGTTGAAAGAACCCCTTTAACAAATGCACCGTAATGATTTGATTTTACTCTTTGAACCAAACGAGCTTCCGCAAGAATAGTAACAAGGTTTTTTGTAAAGTCATCATTTTCGTAACCTACGTTGATTGTCAATCCCTCTTTGAAACGAACACCTGCTTTGCTAAAATCGCCTACTAAGAATGAATCTAATGCAATACCAGTGTTTGCAACAACTCTAATTCCACTAACTACAGTTCCATCAAGCGCAGCAAAAGGAGGCATAATATATTGACCTGTTGAATCTTTAGATAGCTCCATTCCTGTAACATCGGTAGGGTGCATTAAAATATAATTAGGCTCAAACAAATTAACACGAACTTGATTGATAGCAGTTCTAAGAACATCCCATTTTGTAGGCGTTGGAATGGCTAAAGCAAATGAACCAGCAGCCCATGCGGTAGCGTTTGTGTTAATACCAGTTAAATTAACAGTCAATCCTGTACCGTTCAATAATTGGTCATCAATTTTCAAGTTGATTAATTCTGTTAATTCTTGGTCAATTTCTGAACGCATTAATTCAACATCGTCAAGCATTTCTTTAGTAACTTTAATGTAAGCAGTTACTTTTTTAACGTTTGCAGAAGCTACAACCAAATCAAAATCAGCCTGAGATTTAGCAGCTCCTTCGGCAGTCATAGCAGCACCACCGTCACGATTTTTTTGTTCTACCCATTCCCAAACGTTTGACATAATTGTTCCAACGTTCACCAATTGGAGTACAAAAGGATTTCTTGTAACAATCCTCGCGATTCCTTGCTCTCTTTCAGCTTGTGGAACTTGACCAGTTACATTTGTAGCTAATCCCATTGTTCCAGCAGCTTTCAAAGTAATCTGAACCGAAGCGCCAGACTTTTCTTTCATAGCTTTTAATTCCTCTGATTTTTCAGTCAAAAGACTTGCTAATCCCTCAGGAACATTGTTTGAAGCTCCTTTAGTTTCAATGTTAAGCACTTTTAAAGTAACCTCTTCTAAATCTGCTTTCAATGCTTTTACTTCTTGTCCTTCCGTTTCTAATGCTTGTACTTTAGAAAGTACTTCAATCAATTCCGATTTAGAAACTGAATTAGTTTTCATGGCATCTATTTTAAGACCCAATTCTTTAATGATTTCTTCCATTTTTTAAAATTTGTTTAATAATTCTTTTAATAATTGTTTTTGTTGTTCTGATTGAGTGACATTATTTGTCGGCTCTGGTATTTCAATAGTGATAATATCGGCTATTGTTTTTTCTATTTCTATTTCCATCACTGGAGTGAATTCATTTGAACCTTTTACGACTGCGGAACCCTCAATTACTTTTGCTTCTGTTACCGCCCAAAAATAACCTTTTTCGTCCGCTACTTCTTTATTCACAACTTGCGGGTAGTATTTATCCCAATTTGATTTTTCGCTTGAATAATACGCTTCGTTTGAGTCTATACAAAGAAACATTTTAACGTATCTCATTCCAACCGAATGATTGAGAACTCTACCTTTTTTATAAAGATTAAACATAAATTCGTTTACATCTTTTTTTATTTGCACATCGAAAATTAAAGCTTCTGTTTTTCCGTTATAAGGATAGCCTAATTTTTTCCACGATATACTTTCTGCGCTTGCTACCAAACTATCATTAACAGAATCAGATATAATTTTATCAAACTCCATTTCATGCTCTTGCAAAAGATACAAAGTTTTAGACTCTGACAATGTTTTAGTCCATAATCCTTGAATATGGCAATCCATGTGACTATCAATAACATTAGTAGTATTAATAACTAATTTAGCTCTTAAAATATCTGAATTAATATCTTCAACAATAATACCCTCTTTGTTAGCTTCTACTTTTGTTTCAGGAATAAGATTGTTAATTAAATCGCCTCTTTTAATAGCATTCTTTTTCTTAGAAGATATTAACTCTTTGTTTGCAAAAACGTATTTGATTTCTTCTTCTCTTGTCATTTCTTTACTATTTTTGAAAGTGATTTTTCTTTAATTGCTTTTAACTTTTCTATTTCTTCTTTTGTCAATTCTTTTTTCATAATCCTAATGTAATTTTAAAATCATTACTTAATCTTTTTTGTTCTTCTGGACTTTCATATATTAAAGTTTCCTGAAAGGCTTTTAAAGTATCAATCTTAGACTTCATAATCAATTGCATGACTGGCAAATGGTCATAAGAAGCCTTTAATGATTCGTTTTTATCCAATAATCCTAAAGAACTTGCAAAGCTATTCATTGTATTGTTAGCATCGGTTTGTATTGAATTTTGCACATAATCTAACATTGCTTTTTCTTTATTTTCGTAAGTGCTTGAACCGTTAGAGAAATAGTTTAAAACATCCTTATTCATGTCAAACGCATTTAAACAAGTCAAGGCGTCGTTACTAAATTGCTCATCTAAGTATAAACGTTTCATATCGCTAACCAAATGCTGTGCTTTTATGTTTGCATTGGTTATTAGTAATGATTTTTTAGCAATCTTTGAGAATATATCTTTACGGTCAGTATCTTGAATCTGTGCCTCATTACCATCTCCTTGACTTGCCATTAAATACTTTTGACTCATCTTTAAATTTACATTTTTAGATAGTAAATTTTCTTCAATATTTTCAATAGTTTTTGAAATACCTTTTAATCGGCTTGGCGAACTCATTAAAGAATTAGTTGTTAATCCGTTAGCAAGGTCATAAGTTGGAATAATATCTTTTAATTTGATTTCAAATGTTTGACCTTCTAAAGTATAGATTATTTTCTTTTCTCCAAATGCTTTTAGTTCTGCTTTTGTATATATAAAAGACTTAACTTTTTCAGTATTATTTAAATCTATTTCACTAGGAATAAGATTAAATATTGCTTTTGTATTATTTAAAGCATCAACTTTATAGGTGAAATTAGTTCCTGAAGCGGACAAAAACCACATTTGCTGAAAGAAGAAATCTTCTTGTGACTGAAAATAATTAGGTTGTTTAAATAATTTAATTATTTCGCTGTTTTCAATTGATTCACCAGAACTATTTAAATGGGTGATTTTCATTTGAGAATATATCTTTGCTCTCAAAGCAATAATAGCCATTATAACGGGGTTATTTAAAGAAGTATGTAGATATTTATCGGAGTTAACAAATCCGTTTTGCTCTAAAAAAGAATAGGTAAAAGTACCACCGCGGTCTCGTTCCACACTGATACTATTACCTTTCCAAAAATCGAATAATCCCATTTAGTTATGTTTCACAACATTAATAATAAAAGCAAATATAGTAATTATTTTTTAACTTAAGCTAATTTATTTAAATTCTGTTTTATATATTGTAATTTCTCTAAATTGTATTGGAAACTTAAGACGTGAAAGTGTCCAATATTTCAATCCCTCAGCTTCACAGCATTTTTTTAAGTTACCATATGTTTCTACTCGTTCTCTTTGAATAAATACTATTATTGATTGTCTTTTCACTATGCTGGTCTTTTCATATATTCATTTATTTCTTTTAAAATCTCAAGTTCTTTTCTTGAAATAACTTTTTTCATTAAAATATCTTTTTGAATTTTAACTATTTCTTTGTCTGTGTAAAGTAATTCAATTGGCATAATGTTTAGTTTTTCTTTTAGCTTTATTGCTTGTACAAATATACGTCATATACTTGTATATTCAATACGTTTTATACAAGTATTTCCAATTTATTTGTAAACTTTAACATTTTAAACGTTTTTACTGGGTTTAACTTAAGCGAAAAACTTTAACAAACCACGAAATAACATATTTCATTGCGTCTAAAGAGTGGTCATCACCATTTTCTTCAGGAACGTCCATTTGGATTCCTTGCCATATTTTCCAAGAATAATTTTCGTATTCTTGTTCTATGTTAATTGACTCTCTTGTATAATGTATTTTGCTTTTTTGAATAGTTTCAATACCCGAACTAATCGAACCAGCTCCTTTTTTGGCTTGAATTATATTATAACCAGCATTCTTTAATTTGCGCGATTCCTCTTTATTCAATTCATTTCCTGAATCGGCTATAATTTGTTTATGCTTAGGAATATTTAATCGTTCAAATTCGTCCGATAAACTTCCCTTAATATCATTTAAAGGTTTGTATAGAATTTCTTTAAAGAAGTAATTTTCATCACCATCAAACTTCATTTCAACCAATGCGCTTGGCGCGCTCAATCCATAATCTAATCCATAATAACTTTGATACGGTAACTTTTCAAAATCCGCATTGCTTAATAATTCCCAACCTTTAAATATTCGATTTGGCTTTTCTGATTTCTGACCTAATCCAAATACTAACCAATGATATAAAGAGGCACTTCCAACACTTTCGTTATAAATACAACGTTTCAACTCGTTTAATTGCTTTTTAGTATAATTATTTTTGTTAAGTTCTGTGTTATAATCTTTATTTTTTATAAAAGAATGGCTAATAGGTTGGTATGATTGTATATGTATTCTCGATTCTTCTGGACAAAAAGGGTTATCTTCAAATGTAGAAAATAAAGTAATTGTATTTTCTTTTCTTTTTTCTTCATTTACCCAGTGTGTTTGCTTAGGGTTCCAATCGAATAAAATATACTTCGATGTTCTTTGCGAAAGTTGTTTGTAAACCTCATGCGAAAATTTATAGGGTTCGTTTATCCAACATATGTCCTGAGTCATACCCATTGCATCATCTTCGTCATCTAATCCAGTAAACCGAATAAACGAATTGTTATGTAAAAAAGTCCAAGTATGATTCGTTTTATTACGCAAAAAATACTTAGTTAGATTTTCTTTTTTGATTAAAGCGTCAAATTCAAATACAGATATTTCTTTTTTTTCTAATTGCTTTTTTCTACCCATTGGGTCACTTAACCATTTAACCCAATCAATCTCTACAATTTCCCTACATGATTTCTGAGTATCTCGAAGTATAGTGCAAGTTGTTAATGGGTTTTCAAACAAATCTAAAAATAAGTTTTGAAAGTTACTCCAAGTCTTAGAACTTCTGGAACTGCCCTCTTCTACTATAAGTTTATAATTTTTAGATTGAGAAGCGTTCCAAATGTCCTCAAAAACTTTTGTTGCTAAAAATTCTATCTCATTACTCTTCGTCATTGTTTCTAACTATACGCACACTTATTGAAGATGGGTTTTGTACTGAAATATCCCCTGTAAGCTCCGTTTTTGTATTGTCTTGTAAACTATTAAGTCTTTGTGTAATTGATGGGTTATAAACCCCTAAAAGTCCTCCAGTGATTTGATTTGAACGAATTTCTTTTTTGATATGCGAACAGATAGGAATGAACTCAGAATAATAATTGTCTTGATTCTTAAAATATTGCTCAATACATCCGTAATTATTATAGCAAAACACTTCAAATCCATCCATTGTATATGGTAGTTTCATTGCATCTGTCATTCTTTGTCCCTCTTTACCAACATATTGAATTTTTAGCCAATCAGCAGCCTGAATTAGTAAATCTTTTTTATATAGTTTCCAAGCGTGTTCTAACTCATCAGGTGTCTTAAATATTCGTGTAGGGTGCATAATAATAATATTTTAAAAAACAAATTTACAAATAAAAAACGAATACTTATTTATAATTATTATAAATAATAAAAAAGTAATAAATAAATTGCTTTTTATTTGTGAGTAATATATATGTTGCTTATATTTGTATAACAAAATAAAACAATAGGGATTATGAAAAATTTAAATATTATATCAGACAAAATAGATTTGGCAATTGAAAAAATTTTAGACGGATTTTCAAGTCAATATATTGAATTTACAGATGATGATGATAATAATTGGACGATAAGAATTTCTGACCACAAAGCAAATCCATTAAGAACAGACGAAAATACTGTATCTTTAGTAGTTTTAGTTCCTGAAAAAGAAAATAATTATGATGAAAATTATAATAACTGGGAAACGGCTAAAAAAGAATTTAATGACATTAGAAATCAATATTTTATTGATGAAAACGGTAGTTTTGAAGAAAATTTTTGTACTACATTAGAAATGTTAGAATATCATTTAGATTAATTAAACTAATGAATTACACTCACAAAGATTTTAAAGAACTTAAAAAGCAACTCGGTTTAAAAAATCGGGATATTGCCTTAATAACTGGACTAACTGAATTTAGTGTTAAGAATCAAACTGCTCCAAGTAAGGAGTTACCTACATGGGCTAAGTCTATGATATATATTTACAAAATCCCGACCCGTAGATTGAATCCTGATACGTCAACGTAATATTGACCCGTTGACTTAATCCCGACCCGTAGATTGAAAGTATTTTTTAAAATAAAAAACCCCGCAAGATTAAAAAATCTCCAACGGGGCAAAATTATGAATTACAAATATTCAAAAAATTACAATCCAATTAGTTTTTTTGCTGTTTTTGTTAGTTTAATGTCTTTTGTTAAATATTTATTTAAAATCATTTCAATATTTCCATAATTTTTAAAAGACCTATTATAATTTTTAGAAATCATAAATAAAGATTCTTCAATACATAAAATTTTACCACTCATTCTAAAATTAGCAAACAAACATCTTTTTTTTGCTTGCTTCCAATCATTTAAATATTTTTCTGAATGTGTGTAAACTGGTGCAGACCCTGGCTCTTCCAAAAAATTCCCATTATCACCACAAGGAACAAACATCCATAATTCTAAAGGTTGTTTTAGGAAGTTGGCGTACTTTTCTATTTTAAAAAATCTTTGATTATAATAACTGTCTTTTTGCTCTAACACAAAATCTGTCATTGATATTAGTTTCATATCTTCTCAAAATTAATTACACATTTCATTCCGTTCTCTTTTGCTTTTAATTGCAAGGCTTCTATTTCTTTATCGTAGTTTGGTTGTGGTTTGATTCTAAATTCAGTATCAAATGAGCAACTTACCCATTTACCATTAATATTCTTATGTTGCAATTCACTACCTTTCCAAATCTTTTCATCCTCCCAACTATCACAAGCCTTTAAAAATATTTCAGCATCGAAAGTTTCGTAAACTTTTCTATTTTTATTTCCTGTGGTTTTTAAATTGGTAACGCTGTCAAAATAATCATTAATTAAATAAGGAAATTCTTTAAAGTTACCTAAATTATATATTTCACATTTAATCCTATCCTTAATACTTTCAAACTGTTCCTGCGTGCATCTCATTGCTATTTTTCTCATAATTTATTCATTTTAGATTCGTAAATATAATATACTATTGTTGTTTTTAAAGGATAGTATTTACAATTATCCATACTTAAAGATTCAATTTGATTCTCATTGTACAAGGCTCTTTTGTCTTTAGTCTTAACTTTCTTCAAGCCTATTTTATAAATCTTATTCCTAACCGCCTTAACACTTATATTTAATTGCGTGGCTATCTGGTCTACGTTATAAAGTTTATTCATCTTTCCAATCTCTTAAACTTTTTTCAAAATCTAATTCCTCACTAAGTTCCATACCTACTGATATGGCTATATATAACGCTATACAAAGCACAAATACAATAAGTGATAACAGTAACACTCCGATTAATAAAAATTCGTTATTCATGATGTTGCTTTTTTAATTAGTTGTTTTATGTCTTTGGCAATTGTAGCGTCTTCATTGACATTAGAACACCAATATTCTACTCTTTCCAACATTTCCAACATCTCAGGCGCACAGGCTATTAATTTTGCGTTGGCTTCGTCTTGCTCTACATTTGTTATTGTTTTAGCTATAATCCAATTACTAATTCCAAATGTTTCAATCTCAAAATTATTTTTATTTCTAATAAATTTCCACTCCCCTTTTGTTCCTTTAAATTCGTTCATAACTTTAATATTTAAATAAGTTTTTTTGATTCCCACATAATAATACGGATATATAATCCCAAAGTTGCTCTAATTTTTTCATGGTGTTTTAGTTTTTAAAAATATATTCAATATCAATAATTAATTATAAAAATCTGTATTCCCATTATGGTCACATAGAATGTATCTTCCGTCAAAAAAAGGAGGAACCACATCTGTATATTGTTCTTCTTGTTCGTATTTCCAAAATTGATTATCTACTTTAAATAAAATACCATTATATGTTGACATATGTATTTTGGCTTTAATTTCATCTAGAAAAATACTTATAGATTCTAATTTTTTAAAAGTTTCTGTATTATTTTTTAATACTTTTTTCATAATTTCTATTTTTTTATTGTTGTTATCTGAGTACAAATATAAGACTTAATTTAAGATATACAACATTTTGAGATAGTTTATAATTATTCTAAATAAAGATATTTTCAAAATCCTGTAAGCTCCTTACTAAAATATATTCAAATCCTAAAAACTCAACTCTTTTCTGAAATATAACTTGCACATCACTTTGAATTCCTTTTTCAATCTTTACTTCAACAAAAATACATTTATTGTCAAGTAGTACAATTAAATCGGAAACCCCAGCCATTTGACCTGTAAGTTTTAAATTTTTAGCTTCAATAATATTTCGTGACCCACCGTTTGGAACTGCAAATATTAATCCTTTGTTTTTTATTTGGTAATTGTTTTTAAACCAAATAATAATTTTCTGTTGTAATTGTGATTCTGTCATAGGTAAGTTTTTTATAGGTAATATTTTTATTTTAAAAGATTATAAGAAAATAAATAAAATGTGTAATATGTGTAATATGTGTGTAATTAATTATATTTTTAAAAGTTTGTAATAAATTTACCTTACCTCCTTACCTTTTAGCT